TGGTCTTGATAACGTGACCTACAACATCCAAATGCTCTGTGATACCAGCATCCCACACCGCCGCTTGGCAGTAACTGCCATCCTACCTGTAAGGGCACAAAATAATGGCTAAGCAAAAAAGCATTCAACGATTTGCCAACAGTTCTTTAAACAAGGACAATCGGGCAAGAGACAAAGCGAAGCGCGGCGTTGCAGCTGATAGCTTCGTTAATTTTTCTCAGAACATGGGTATCGGTTCAGATAATCCATTAACGTCTTCGACTTACGGCTTCAACCCGATTACTCGCAATCGAACATTGCTTGAATGGATCCATCGCGGATCTTGGTTAGGTGGTGTTGCTGTTGACGTTGTTGCTGATGACATGACAAGAGCTGGTGTTGAGCTCAAAGGCAAGTTAGATCCTGATGACATGCAGCACATCGAAGAAGTTGCCACAATGTACGGCGTTTGGAATCAGATCAACGACGCCATTAAGTGGTCTCGTCTTTATGGTGGTTGCATTGCCGTCATGCTGATTGATGGTCAAGATCCTGAGACGCCGCTGCGACTAAATACGATCCGCAAGGGTCAGTTCCGTGGCTTGTTAGTTTTAGACCGCTGGATGGTTGAGCCTAGTCTTTCAGACCTGGTTACTGAAATGGGCGCCAACATGGGTGAGCCTAAATTCTATTCAGTAACAGCAAACGCGCCCGCATTAAACCGCCAAAAGATTCATTACAGCCGTTGCTTACGTCTTGAGGGTGTTCGTTTGCCATATTGGCAGCGAGTAATGGAGAACCTTTGGGGCTTATCCGTATTTGAACGTCTCTATGATCGCATGGTTGCGTTTGATTCAGCCACAACAGGAGCTGCGCAGCTTGTTTTCAAGAGCTACATCAGAACGTATAAGATTGAAGGCATGCGTGAGATCTCAGCAGCCGGTGGCGACGCAGTTGCAGCTTTGACTAGATATGTCGACATGATGCGTCGCTTCCAGGGCATTGAGGGTATCACGTTGCTAGATGCCAATGACAGCATGGAGGCAACAACACATGGTGGCTTCTCAGGCTTGTCTGACGCTCTACAACAGTTTGGCCAGCAACTTTCTGGTGCCCTTCAAATTCCATTAGTCCGTTTGTTTGGTCAGTCACCGTTAGGCTTTAATTCTGGTGATTCTGATTTACGCAACTACTATGATAACATTCGCCAACAACAGGTCAAGCAGCTGCTTGTTCCGATGACTAAGATCTATCGTGCGATTGCAGCTTCTGAAGACATCGAGCTACCAGAAGGTTTTGGCATTGAGTTTAAGAGCTTGTGGCAGATGTCTGATCTTGATAAGGCCAACGTGGCAAGTACTGTAGCTCAAGCTATCTCAGGTGCTGAGTCGCAAGGTCTAATCAGTCAAGCAGCAGCCATGAAAGAGCTTCGCCAATCATCTGATAAGACCGGCATCTTCACGAATATCACCGATGAGGACATTGAGGACGCTGAATCAGCTATGCCACCATCAGGTGAAGGTTTGGTGCCAGGTCATGAAGACGGTGGCGAGCATGAGGGATTCACCGGTTTTTCAGAACCTAGTCCAGCAAGCCATGTCAAACAGATAAAGCCAAAAGAATCAAATTTGCCAGCAGCTGAACCATCAGTTGAGAAAATTTCATCAGATGAAGCTGGTGCAAAGCCTGAAGATTTAGAGGCTCAAAGCAATGCTAAGAACATTTGATGCCAGAGGATCGAAGACTGAGTATCGTAAAAGTCAGCAGATCTACTTAAAAAGTAGAAAGGCTGAGCAAGCTTACGCTAGGCAGCTCAGACAAGTAGCTAAACAAGTTGGTTCAATTGTTAAGGGCTTTGTTAGCCCAAAGCAGATCACCGATTCTACGCAACTTCAAAACGCCTTGTCGAAGTATGCTGAGATGCTTCGTCCCTGGGCGAAGTCTGTCGCAACAAGAATGGTTGAAGATGTAGCAAGACGCGACGCCACCATGTGGGCAGATCTTGGAGCAGACATTGGTGAGCAGCTTCGTGGTGAAATTGAAACAACACCAACAGGTCAACTATTTAGAGATTCTATTAACGAGCAAGTTGATCTGATCACATCCTTGCCAACACAAGCTGCGCAGCGAGTCCACAAAGTAATTATTGACGGTATGTCTGCAGGTACTAGAGCTTCTACAATTGCGCAAGAAGTTTTAAAGACTGGAAAGGTCACTGAAAGTCGTGCGATGTTAATTGCAAGGACTGAAACCTCTAGAATCGCGACCGAGCTTACAGCAGCACGCGCTAGGACTGCGCAATGTACTCATTTTGTTTGGCGGACAGCCAATGATCATGATGTCAGAGAATCACACAAGAAGGTCGCAAACAAGATCTTTGAAATTGCCAATCCACCCATTGTCGATGGTCAACCATTACTTCCAGGTGGAATTTACAACTGCAGGTGCTACATGGAACCTATCTTACCGGAGATTAACGAATGAACATCACACTACACATTTTAGGCAAACGAGTCCACATCACGGATGCCGCTCCAAGAGTCATTGCAGCAGGTATTTTGTTTGTGGCTGATGATGAGATTCTTGTGATGAAGAGAAGTGAGGAATCTAATCATCCAGGTCTGTGGGATCTTCCAGGTGGTAAGGCAGATGATGGTGATGAATCAATCAGAGCTACAGCCATTCGTGAGTGCCGAGAAGAGTGTGGAATTAGCAAGGACTTTGATCGCTACGCAGATGCCTTAAAAGAGATTGCCCACACGGTTGATGGTCAGGCTGACTACACCACATTTATGTTACGTGTTGATAAGTTCGAGCCAAAATTGAGCCCTGAACATAGCAAATATAAGTGGATCAAGTTGCATGAATTACCTGATGATCTTCATCCACATTTACGTGACACACTAGAGGCTCTTGTGTTAGAATTGCTTTGATTGTGGTGCTTACAACACACCACATAACGCATTACAATACACACATATCCATCAACCACAAGGCGGGTTAATATGAAGGGTTCTTTTTATACCACTGAGAAGCTAGGGCCAAAACGGTCGCTTACACCTGAGGGATTTTTGCTTTGCGAAGATGTTCCATTAGCTAGAACTGGTATGATGATTTACGGCCCTGATGAAACACCGATTGACGCAGGTCCTGATGGTTTAGTAAAGATCTTCAGAGACGATGATGAAGTATTCCGTCCTGAAACAATGGCAAGTTTACTAGGCAAGCCAGTCACAAATGATCATCCTGATGAGGATGTAACTCCTGAAAACTGGAAAGAATTAGCTTTAGGTACTGCAATCAATATTCGTCGTGGCGAAGGTGCTTACGACGATCTTCTTATTGGTGATCTGATTATCACTGATAAAGAAGGTATCAAAGAAATCTTAGACAATGACAAAGTTGAAATTAGTCTTGGCTACGACGCAGATTATGAAGAAGTCCGTCCTGGTGTTGGACGCCAACTCAACATAATTTGCAACCATATCGCGCTGGTCGACCAAGGTCGTTGCGGCCCGCGATGCGCTGTTAACGACCATTCACCAAAGGAGATAGCTATGCCAAAGTATAGCCGTATTGCTGATGCTGTATCAAAAGGCGTAAAGGATGCCTTGCGTAAAGGAAAGGTTCATGACGAAGACCTCCCTCCACACGCAGAACCTGGTGACGTGCATGTGCATGTTCACGGCGGAGAAGTTGCTCCAACCCCAGTTTCTGGTGCTGGCACAGGCGACGAAGGCGGAGAAGAATTAGGTTCTCGCGCTCGTTTTACTGATGACGACATCCAAGAGCACATGGACAAGAACGAAGCTGAACATGCTGAAATGCGCGCCCGCATCGAAGCACTAGAGAAGCTGATTGCTGGTCAAGCAGGTGAAGGCGCAGCTACCGGTGACGAAGAAGGTATTCAAGGCGAAATCGAAGGTGCTTTGAAAGAAGAAGCTCCTGAAGGTACTTCAGATGAAGAAATTAAGATGACTAAGGATTCTAGCTTGCTAGTTGATTCTTACAAAGACACAATCGGCTTGGCCGAGATCTTAGTTCCTGGCATCCGTGTTCCTACGTTCGATCGCGCTGCAAAACCTGGCCAGTCTTTCAAGAAGATTTGTGGTTTGCGTCGTCAAGCTTTGGACGTTGCTTACAACCAACCTTCTACCCGCGCAATTCTTGATGAGTTGTTAGCTGGTAAAACTTTGAACACTAAACAGATGACCTGTGACGCTGTTCGTACCCTGTTCCGTTCTGCTGCCGCGATTAAAAAGACAGCAAATAACAATGCCGGTCGCACTGGTGACGTGAGCAACTCTGCTCAATCAGCCGGTCCTCTGTCCTTGTCTGAACTGAACAAGAAGAACGCCTCATACTGGGCCAACCACTAAGGAGAAATGAAAATGAAACAAGTTACACGCATGAAAACCCGTGACGTGGCCTTCCCATTCCGTATGGGCGCAGGCTTCTCCGGTGATGTAAACCGTACCCACCCAGCTTCAATCGAGCCATGCTTGGTTGACCCAGCTGCACCTCCTGCCATTTTTGGTCAGGCTGTGTTGATTGATCCAGCAAGCCAAGGTACACGTCCTTTCACAACTGGCGACGCTTCTAGCGCTGCTTACGGTGTGACAGTTCGTCCATACCCATTCCAACAATCATCTGCTAACAACTTTGGTGCTGCTGCTATCGGCAACGCTGGAATTGCAGGCAACGTGATTGATGTATTGCGTTCTGGTTACATCATGGTCCAAGTTAATCTTGGTCAAACAGCTCCAGTTAAAAATGGTCCAGTTTACGTTCGCGTAGCTGCAACCTCTGGCGCACACATCATCGGTCAGTTTGAAACAGCTGCTGACGGCACAAATAACGTTTTGGTAACGAATGCTAATTTCCAAGGCGGTATGGATGCAAACGGTGTTGCTGAAATCTTCATCACCCCAGCTAACTAAAATAAGGAGCTAACAATGAGCAACATTCTTTTACCACGTCGCAAGGTTCGCGACATGATGACTTTCGATTCAGGCTTCCGAACAATCGACAAAATGGGCAACATGGTTGGTCGTCCTTTGGGTGGTTCATTCCGCACAGCTGACGGTCGTACAGTTGATAGCACAGGCGCGTTCTTGGTTGGTGAATTAGAGCGCTTAGACATGACCTTGCACGAGCCTTTGGCTTCTGTGACTTGGGGTCGTGACTTGGATCTGCGTGAAGACGTAACGATTGCTGATGAAGTTTCTAGCTTCACATTGTCTACCTTCGCTTCAGCCTCTGGTTTAGGCGCTGGACAAGGCGTTGGTAACGGCAAGGCATGGATCGGTAAGAATACCGACCAGATCACTGGCATCTCTGCTGATATCGCCAAAGTACCACATCAATTGCGCCCATGGGCAATGGAACTCAAGTACACCATCTTGGAACTTGAATCTGCTGCTAAACTCGGCCGTCCAGTAGACCAACAGAAGTATGAAGGTTTACAGCTCAAGCATCAAATGGACATTGATGAGCAAGTGTATATTGGTGACTATTCCACTGGCGACACTGGTCTAGTTAACAACAGCTTGGTAACAAACGTTCAGCCTGTAGTTGCTGGCGCTTCTACCTTCACACAATGGTCTAAGAAGACTCCTGACGAGATCCTTGCTGACGTTAACACTGCGTTGACATCAGTATGGCAAGCCTCTGCATGGGCAGTCATCCCAGGTCGTTTGTTTTTGCCACCAGCACAATTTGGTTACATCTCAACAGCTAAAGTTTCTAATGCTGGTAACGTGTCCATCCTCAAGTACATCCAAGAGAACAACCTCTTGACTACTTCTGGTAAGGGCAAGTTAGAGATCTTCCCATTGAAATGGTTGATCGGTGCAGGTGTAGGCGGTACTATCGGCACACTCGGTACAGTTGACCGTATGGTAGTTTACACAAAAGAGAAGCAACGTGTTCGTTACCCAATGACATTGTTGCAACGTACTCCAATCCAGTACGACTCGATCTACCACAAGACTACTTACTTCTGCCGCTTAGGCGCAGTTGAAGTTGTCTACCCAGAGACCATCGGCTACTTCGACGGTATCTAAACCTTGCAGCTTGAGACCTCTACTTATCACGAAAAGTAGGGGTCTCTTTTTTC